AGCTGAAGCTTCTCCTGAATCTTCAACCCTTAAAACAACATTAAATAAACCGCTTACGCTTAAGTCATCTTGAAATAAATCAGCAGTACCTGCTTCGCTATTGTTTACTATTCTAATACCTTTATCTGGAGTTTGACTAACTATAGAATATGTTAAATCTTTAGTTGTAGGTGCGTTGTCAAAATTAGGAAAAAAAACACCGTTTACCGCTGTGCAGGTGTATATTGAGTCCGCTACGTTTCTAGTTGGAAGCAGTGAAGCCGTGTCCGATGTAGTAGGAATTCCAGAAGATAAAGTAAATGTAGGTGATACATTTATCAGTTTTTCTCTTGCAACTACTGTATTTACATTTCCAGTACTATTATCTGTTACTTCAAAAATAAATTTAAAATTATTATCTACATCATTTAAGCCATAGTACATTGTTGAATTTGTATTTATGTTTGTGACGAGTCGCCATTTGGTTGGAGTTGCACTTTGGTTTTCAACTTCACAAATCCAATTAGACGTTATATCTAATTCGTTTCTTTCTACTTTTATTAATTTAACTACACTACTAGCTATAGGCGTAGGCGTTAAACCAGGTAATGTTGGAGAAAATGGCCCAGCTACTAAAGTTCCAGGCACAGTTGATTCGTATTGTCTCCAATTAAATCCATCAAAACCATCAGAATCTATGTTGCTAGAAGCCTCGTTATATTCTGACACTAAACCACTTGTTGAGGTTTCATAAAATATATCTAAAAAAGATTCAACCGGAGCAGTTTCAAAAACACCTAATAGTATTTTATAAGGGTTGTTTAGATTATTTGACTGTAAAGAACCTATAGGAACACTATTTTGTGATATTCTAGCTATATAAGGATTTGAATCACTTTGATAAACAGTTGAATATGGAGATGTAATAGTAGCATCAGTAAATAAATTATCCTGCATTCCTACGGTTATTACTGATTGTGCATTACTGCTAGGGTAATAAGGTATATTTTTAATAGGGGCATCTAATCTTTCAGGTGTTACTTTTCCAAATAGCTGAACTTCACTACCATATTGCTTTTGTTCAGGCCCTACTTCAGTTAAATTTCTAGGAACTTTATTTATATTATCCCCTAATAATGTTATATGAGCTATTGTACCAACAGGATCTGGCGATGTAGAAGTAGAAGAATAGTCAGGATAACCATCAAGTATACCAGGCAAATAAACGTTATAGTAATCTTGCTCTGTTTGTTTAACAACCACTTTATAAGAATACCAGCCTAACGGGTTGTAATTAGCGCTAGTTGAGTCTCCATTCCAAAGACCAGGATAGCCAACAGCTCCTGTGTCTTCCGGTATATTACCATTTATTATTACTTTAAGCGAATCTCCAACCCAAGAATTAATATTATTTGTTCCAGCAGGTGTTAAAGACGCTGGGTCTGGAGTATATGGGTGATAAAAAGTTGAACCTGAATATGTTATGCCACCTTCAACATAAACTTGACCGTCAACATTATCTACTGGAGACAATATAACAGTAGATTGTCTTCCATATCTATCTGACAAAATAAAACCAACCTGGTAGTTTCTGTTTTGTTTTAAGGTATGCATTGGATATTCTACTTCGCTAGTGTATCTTAAAGTTCCGTTTGTATTATTATTAAAATTATACTTTTCATTAGCGGCTACATTATAATTTAAATCTACCGGAGGCGTATGCTTATCTTGAAAGTTACTATAAACAATTCTATTGCTTATAACTTCTTGACCCAAAGCTTTAACAGGTACTCTATCAAAAACCCTTATAATTTCTGATTCAGGTAATGTTTTATAGGGTTTTCTTGATTGATATTGATAAATATAAGTTTTTGAACTATTTATACTGTCATCCTCATTTAATGAAAAAATATTACTATCAATTGAATCTAATACTTTAACAGTTAAACCGTCTGATTCTTTATATAAAATATCAATTTCTTGTACATCAATAAGAGCAGCTATTTCGTTAGCAGCGTAAGGCAAGGGTATAAACAGTCCAACATTATTAACTTTATTTTCCATAAACCTAACAATAGTGCTTCTGAATGCATCATCTTCATCACTAGAGTCTCCAGCTCCTAAAAAATAACCATCTTGCTTAGGTATAAAAGCAGGCTGGGTAAAAGGAGCCATTATAGAATATTCTCCATCTGTAAATTTAAATCTATAACTAAATCTAACAAATTTATCTTCTAAATAATCTGGATCACCAGGCCAATCAGCATTATTACCACTTTGATCTACTATTTGATTACCTTGAGGTTTATTTTTAAAAGGATTATCAACACTACTACTGGCTGTTGGAATTTTATCAGATACAACATCTTGCATAGAAGTGTATGGTATACCATTTTTTTCATAGTATAAATCTATAACTTGATATGGATTATATTTAGCAACAGATATAGTATCCTCTGAAGTATAATACGAGGCATTAGGTGTATTTAAAGCTGTGTCCCAGTTTATTTTTCTTGGTTGATTTCTATTATCTGTCCAAAATAATAAGTTTTCTAATAAATTAATTCCATGCAAAGGCGATGACTGCGAAAAATTTAAAAAAGCCCCCTCTACTAAAACAACCGGGTTGGTTTTAGTTATTGTGTTATAAACAAAAATAAAGTTTTTAGCATTAGGATTATAAGTTAAATTACCTGTAGAATTGTAAGTTACATCATCATAATCTGTTAAAAAAACAAATACATTACTACTAGATACGTCAGTATACATACCTATAGACTTTAAATTAACCTCACTCATAGAAACGCCTAAAAATATAGACGCTTGTTGATTAAAATTAGTCGCAAGAATGTTACCTAAAGCGTTTTCTAAAGCTCCTACGTCTTCGCCTTCTGATTTGCTAACTTGTATATTTTGCCCATCTCTATACTCACCTGGAGGCAACAATCTTGAATCCAGGTCTTTATTCATTTTGGACTTTATAAAAGCATTTTTAACTTCAGCCATTCAATTTAGTATTTAATCCATTTAGATTTACCTCGAGCAATCTGAACAAACTCATTTAATTTTATATTTGATAATCTAATTTTAGCGTTTCTAAGCTTAGCGCTTCTTTCACGTCTTAATCTTTGAACAACATATTCTGGCTGATTTATTCTAGACGCTATAATTGCGTGACTTATATGAGCATACAAAGCTTCTTCAGCTAATTTAGGTATTTTCATGTCAGCATCATAGCCCAATCCATCTGATATATATTCTAAAACTATAATACGACCAGCTAAATCACTTGAAAAAGACATTTTACCAGTGCGTTCGTTTATAGTGAACCAACCGTTTATTTGTGATGTTTCTGGTTGTAAACCATATCTTTGACCTAGATAATTATCACCATACATACCTGGGTAACCTAAACCATCTGATAATAACATGCCAGTTAAATTACTTTGAGCGTCGTTTATTTCTTTTAAATCGTTTTTGGCCCATCTTTCTTCTGTTAAAGAAGTTGTATTTATATTTTCTTCTGCGTTATCTTGTATAGGAATTCCCTGTCTATCTTGACTAGGTGTTTCGTAAGGGTTTGTAGTTAAGGTTGTTGGATATATTATATGTTTAACACCCTGGTTATCTATCCAAGACACGTTAACATAATTAACATAATCCTGGGGAAGCACAACACCTAAGTTAGGTGATACTGTAAGTTCTTGAGATCTAATACTTTTTAAGGTATCATAACTAAATTCTTGTAATCCGCGTTTAGCAAAAAACATAACATCAGTTGTTTTAGCACTTGGTATAAGTTTACCAGCGCCAACATAACCTATCATAAAGTTTGTTATAACGTCTTCTAGTGTAGTGTAGGCATAGCCTCCATAATTGTTTTCTACTGTGTCGCCAAAAGCGTCTCTGTCACCATATTCACCTCCATATTCACTAAGTAGTTGAACAACAAACCATTCGTTGCTTTGAGGGGCTACGCTTAGAGTTATAACATTATCTACAACAGTATAAGCAGAAGTATATTCTACAAATGTTCCGGGTAGGCCTAACGGACTGATATACAACCTAAAGTTATTTAAATTATAACCAGGTGTTGTTGGGTCTGAATTACCAAATATTAAATCTGTATTAAACGTAGTTGTTATAGTAGAATTAACTATAGGCGCTTCAAAGGTTTGGGAACCTGAATAGTATTGCGCGTTAGTTTCGGTTATTAAACCGTTATTAGGTTTAGCCATTTGTTAACTTTTTTGATTAGTTTCATCAGCTTGAACTAAAGCCGCAGCTGTTTGTACAACTTGAGGGTCTCTTATTATTATACCTGAATATAATAATATTTTAAGTATAACTTCTGTTTGCTCTGATTCGTGAATTTCAAAATTAGTAGAGCCTGTAGGATTTGTTAACGAATAACTATCTTCATTATAAACGTACTGGCCTAAAGTACCAGGAGTAAAACCCCATACAACATCATTAGGCTTTCTTATATAATCAACTTGAATATTATTTATAATAGAAACAGGTTTTATAAAAAGCTTTTGATTCTCATAAAGATAAACTGGGTTAACTATAGTGGGTTTAGTTAACTTGGAATTATTAATATAATAAAAGTCATGTCTATCTAACCGTTGAACAATTTTTTCATTATTAAAAAGTACATTACCTAATCTGTAAAAAGAAACAACATTCCCGTAAAGATCAGAAACAGGTAGTGTAAAGTAAGGATTATTTGGCAAACTATTATCATAAACAGCATTACCGAATGTTTTAAATATAGCTATTTTTTCATCAATATTTTCTTGACGATCTGCATAATCCGTATCTGCTTGAGGTATACGTAGTTGCTGATTTAAGTCATCAAAATATTTTTCAAATATTTCTAACTGAACTTGTGTTGCTACTTTATTAAACTCTGTAGGTGTCATATACCCACGTTGCTCTTTATTAAGTATCATTAGTACAGTTTGATATACTGTATTTACATTTATAGCCATTAGTTATTTTTATTATAATAAAGGAGGCGTTACACCTCCCTTATTAATATTACATGTTATGAGAACTTTTTCTCTATAGATTGAAAGACTTGTATGCCTTCGTCTGTTTTAAAGAAAGATGCCATAGCTGAATATGGGTTTTCATCAAATGGAACTGTCATTAATTTACGCCCGTTTGAAGCCCAAGTAAATGTTCTTTGGTCATCTGCTAATTTAATTATATGAGCTTCTGTTGCTCTAATAGCAAAATTTCTTAATTGAACATTATCATCATTAGCTAGTTCTAAGAATAGTTTTGGATTGCTTTTAGCAAATAGCAACAAATCACGTTTAAGCTCCTTAGAACTCATCTCTGATACCTTAGATCCTAATTCAACTCTTAATATAGCTTCAGCTTGGTCTATATCTATTCCTTGTGCTGCATTTAAAGCATCTATTTCTAATTCTAAATCAAATAAATCATCTTTAGCTATTTCAACTTGGTCTAGCTCTGTATATATTTTATTTTTTAAAGGATGATATAATGATAATATTTTTTGTAGTACTTGATTTCTTTTAGGTACAAACAAAGAACCGTTTTTAAATACAATATGACCTAATGTTACTTCTCCGTTTTGCTCATCTTTAAAAGGTGAGTTTTGATTAGTAGCATATCTTAGTTCACGTTGCTCATTTGTTTTTTCATCGTAATGAAGCAAAGCATGTCGTAATGAATGTCTAGACGGTATTTTTAATGTTAATGGTTTTTGATTACCTGTTGTTAAATAAGTTCTATCTTTAATTTCCCAAGACGGATCTTGGACTACTTGTTTTTTAGCCATAATATAATATAATTTAATAGTTAAAAGTAAGTATTACCCCTGAAAATACATCAGGGGTAAACCTACTAGAGTAATTACACTCCTTTGAATAATACAAAGTTGTTAGCAGCTTGTACCACTAAACATCTTTCAGATAGGAAGTTAACCTCCATTGCATCAAGACTAGAAGTGAAAGCGCCTCCAGCTGATCCAGTCAACCAAGACTTCATACGACGATCTTCAGTTTGTGAAGCTCTGTATCGCACGTGTAAGAATGGACGACGAATGTTAGTTCCTAAAATTTGATCGTAAACTGTTGAAGTTCCAGCTGGTACTAAAACACCTTCAATTGAAGCTACACCAGTGATTGCACCACGAGTAGAAGCATCATTTAAGTATTTCCAGTCAGTCTTATAAAAATCATAAGATCCTCTACGGAAACCGCTAAACCCTAGGTTTAATGCCATTTCTTCAGAGTTTTCAAATAATCCATAAGCAGTACCACCTTGAGCACCAGTAGAAACGCTAGCTAGCATACCGTCAATTTCTAAAGAAGTTGCGCGATTTAAGAATAGCATGTTTTCTTCGATAGCTCCTTGAGTATCTAGATTTTTTAAGATATTATCAAAGTCATCTAAGTTAGCTCCACTAAAAGCAACCTCAACGTTTCCTCTGTCAGCTACAGCCGCGAATAAACCTTGCGTACCTTTATAGCCATCAGTTAAAGCTTGCGAACCAGCAGCTGCTAATTCTCCTTCAACTACACTCATTTCTAAGTAATCTTCAAAACGTAAACGAGTTTCAGATTCAGCTTTTAAATACCATAAGTATCCAGATGTTCCATCTTCAGTAGCAACTTCTACCCAACCGATTTGAGACATATCAGATCCGTTTATAGTATAATTGTTACGAATAATAATAGGAGAATTGCTGTATTGAGTAAAAGTAGGATCAATACTAATGTTTTCTCCTTTTGTAGTAATTTCACCAGCAGCTCCACTCCAATTAGTTATTGAAGATCCTTTTCCAAATTCAGAACCATATACAAACATTTTTACTCCAGTAGCAGCTAAAGAACTTGTATCAGCAGCTGTGTAAGGCGCTACAACAACATTTCCATTTACTGGATGTGAACCTGTAACTACAGCTTTTAATTCAGCCCCAAGAGCATCTAAAAGAACAACAGTTTGTCCTGGAGAAACAACGTTTTCAACTAATGTACCATCAAGAGCAGTACCTCCAACTGGGATACCAATAGTGTTTGTTCCGCTTGTGTTAGTACATCCATCATAAGCAATGTGTAAACGATTTTGTTCTGACCAGATAACTTGATCTGATGTCATTGGCATTTCAGCTCCAACCATACGTAAGAATCCAGATAACGTTCTGTTTCCATAACGCTCTACTTCTTGTTCGTAAATTTCAGGTAGATACTGTTGTGCAAAGTCTTTTCCAGTTCCAGTGTTAAACTGCAAGTAGTTAGACTGTAATAATTGTTGTGATTGAGACGGTTTAATAGTCCCAAATGTAGGGGATAATGTTCCCATAATAATTTAGTTTTTAATTGTTAAATTTTCTTGTTTTAATCTTAAGCTTTGAAGAATCTAAACCACTAACTGCTTTTACTTTAAACCCATCAATAAATACATTACCATCTTGTGTTTTGCGGGGTTCTGTACTTATGTTTTTAGATTTAGCTAATTGACCTTTAATTGCGTCGGTTTTACCTTGCTCATAAAAGTGATTAGCTATCGTATCAGCATTTCGTGCAGCATATAAAGCTTTATGATAACCTTTTGTATCTACGACTTCTCCTTTATCATTTAAGAACGTCTTAATGAAAGTGGATATATCTTTTTGATTATCAGCAACCTTAACAGGATCTTTTATACCATACCTGAATTTTTTCTCTCCAACTTTAAAATCAAAACCTTTGAATTCATTGTTAAGAAGCTCATCTGTTTGGCTATGGAACTTGTTTTGGTTAACTTTACTGAGCTCTTGCTCTTCATTGTATCGGTTAAAAAAGTCAATAGCTTTTTGTTGCTCTTGATTAACTCCAGGTCTCAACTTGATCTCTGCGTAGTATTTATCTTTGAGCGAATTCAAATAGCCTTTGGCTTTTGCAACTTCTTCTTTATAAGCGAGTTTTTTCTTTTTAATATCTCGCGCTTCGTCTAATTCTTCATCAAAATTAAAAGAATCTTCAATTACAAATTGAATTTCTTCTGAATCTAAATGAGGTTTAGATTGTTTGTAGTATTCTATTAATAAAGCTTTACCATCTATGTTGCTGTAATCAGCATTTAATCTAGCATAATCTTCAACAGTTCCACCAGTTTCTTCCATAAAAGCTACTAGCTTTTCTACGTTTTCTGGTAACTCTTGTGTTTTTGCTTGCGGTAATACTTCTTTTTGTTCCTGTGAGGTGTTGGGACTTTCAGTGCCTCCAACCATTGTGACCTCTTCATTATTATTGTCTTCATCTTCTACTAGTTCTATAGGAGATTCTGCTACTTCTTCTTCGGTGGCCCGTACTTCTTCAACCACTCCTTCGCTGTTGCCACTGTCTTTTGATTCTTCGACAACAACATTGCTATCATCTGTCTCTTGTGTTTGAACGGCATCTTCTTCTGGTTTTTTACTTAAATCTATTTTAGTAATTTCAGGTACTATATTTCCCTGGCCTTTAATTTTAGGAGTTTTAGTTTTTAATTTAAACTCCCCTTCTTGTTTTACTTCTTCTGACATAATATAATATAATAAAAATTAATAATCCCTTATCTTGGGGTAAATTGCTCTAAACCAAAACCATCTAAGTTATCATTACCTGATGATTCAAAGTTTTTAGGCAGTAGATCGTTTTGTCTTTGATCTATAAGTTCACTTTGTTGAGTACCTTGTATTTTTACTCTTTTATCTTTTCTATCTTCTATTAAAGCTTCTTTTTCTCTTTGTGCTTGAGCACCTGCTTGAGCTAATTGTAACTGATAATTAAACTCTTCAGCCATTAGTTGTTTCTTAATTAAAGCCTCTTGTTCCATTCTTTGTATTTCAAACTGAGACTTAGCTTGTTGTATTTGAACTTCAGTTTGCGCTAATGCTTGCTGCTTTTGAACTTCTGCTACAGCCGCTTTTTCTGCTGCCTGAGCGTTTGCTTCAGCTTGCGCTTGTATATTAGCCATTTTAGCAGCTTGCTCCGCTTCAGCTCTTTTCTTTTGTCTAGATTTTAAAAGCTCATTAGCTAATTTAATATTTTGTATTTGTCTAATATCGATAGCATCGGCTAAATCAATTGTTTTTGTTTGCAACGCTATTTGAATACTTTTTTCTAATTGTGCTTTTTCCTCTTCTTCTGGCTCTAGCTCTAAGAATATACCAAAGTCATGTATATGTAAATCATCTATTTCAGTTAATGTAGCTGTGTTAAAACTATTAATACTACTAACCAAAGCTTGTTTTGTAATTGGAAACTGCAGCATATCACTAACTCTTAAGCTAATATTTTCGCAAGTCTTTACTGTTAAATACATTAATGATTGCAATATATGTCTTGTAGCTGTATTGGAATTTGCCGCTGCTAGTTTTTGTAAACCAACTAAAGCATTTTTATCAGGTGTGCTTCCGTCTCTAGCTTCATTTAATCCGGTTACATCACGTATCATTTGTAAATAATATTGATACGTTTGTATCATTGCTTGTATTTTAGATATACCTGAAGAGCTTTGTAGTTCTTGAATAGGAACTTTACCTCTATTAAGTTCGCCGTCTTGAGTAAGTGATCTACCAACTATTGTACCAGTCTGAAAATACATATTTAATGCTTCTGCTGGATTATAATTTGTTCCGTTACCTAAATCTACTTCTGCTAAACCATCTACATCTACATAAACACCATCTGGAACTACTCTAGCTAAAACTTGTTGTAGTTTTAAATGAGTTATTTGAATCATATCAGCAAAACCAGTTGTTCTACTAACTAAAGATTCAATGCGGCCTTGATACATTCTTGGAGCACTAATAGAGTAATTCATATTAACTCTTGTTATATCTCCGTTAGGTCGTGTCATGTTTTCTGCAAGCTTCCATTCTAGCATTCGATCACCCATACCTAATATTTTTGCACCGGTATATAAAACTTCAATTGATCTTGAAGCTCTTTCAAAGTTGTCACTTTGTGGCGGATTAAAAGTATCGGGCTTTTCTAATGTTTTTTCTAAACCTTGCTCTGTTTGTTTTATTTTAAATACTTGATCTTGATATGTTTTGTATTCAAAAAACAATACTTGATGTTGCTCTGGATCAGATTGAACTTGCCAATCGCTTCTAGCATAGTTTTGTCTACCAGGGTATTTTTGTATTTCTTCTAATTCATTATCTGTTAAATAAGGAAATAATCTTTTTATTTCAGAAAGAGTTAAGCTTTTGATTTCACCTACATAATAAATATCTTCAAAATTAGGATCATCAGTTGCTGAATAAACTAAATTAGCTGGATCTACATAATCGACAGTAACACCTTCGGATAAATTAAAACTAGTTTTGCTAGCCGCTATTCCTAAAACAGTTAAATCGTAAGCTAATCTTTTTTTAGTTTCTTCGTATTTATTAAAATCAAGAACATTATTTATTAACTCTTCTTCGGCTATTTCTACACTTTGCTTGTAATTAAGCTGCATGTATAAGTCAAGTTCACCTGGATCATTTGGCAAACTTTCTGGATCTGCTGAAGCATAAAAATTTTGTCCTGTAAGTTTAGCTAACTCCTCTATATTATCTTTTTGCTGAATATCTCGTAATGCATTAAAAGCAAAATCTGTTCTTTGTTGAGTTGCAAAAGGATCCGAAGCAAAAGACTTTATTTCATATCCTTTGTTTGTCATTCCGTTTACAACTATATCTACAAACTTAGATAAAACAGGCACAGGTTTCCAATCTAAATTAAGATAAGATAAATCACCGTTAGTAGATAATTCATCTTTATATTTTTGTATAGGTTGTTCACCTCTAGCATACAATCTTAATCTATTAAAATTCTGAAAATTATAAGAGAATCTATTTTGCCCACTATTGTTTCTAAACCATTCCTGCTCTATAGCGTTCCCTACTTTTAAACCATACTCAAATGATTTCTTTTCTTCTTCAGGTACTACCTGGTCTGGAAAGATGCTATTATTAGTAGTATAGATCATTTATTTATATTATTTTTGAATTCACTCCTGTATTATTATATTTTTTAAATCCTAAAGAAACTTTTGATATGGTTCTTTTCGCTACAGGCGTATACCTGTGTTTATTACATGCCATAATAGCTAAGCCAGAACTTATAGAAGCATCATGCTTCGTTCTGTTATTAATATTAAATTTAGCCCAATCTTCTAATGTTCTTTGAAAATAAGTGTCACCATATCCTTCTGTAAGTAAACCAACGTGGTTTTCTATATAATCTTCAATAGCTGCTGCATGAGCTTGTTTTATATCTTCACTTGAATTAGGTATACCACCTATTTCTTTTTCTGTTACTGATAATTTATGCATTACTTTATCTGGTCTATTCATTGAATAGCCTCTGTAACCTCTTCTTTTTAAATAATATAAAAGTCTAGGTTTATTGTTTTCAGCTAGTATAGGCATTCCATAAAAAACTAAAGCCATTAAAACATCTTCAAAGAATATGTCAGCTGTTTGTGGTCTTGATATATACTCTAAAAAAAATAAATTAGGTGGCACATCTTCCATAGAAAATTTAGTTAACCCATGCAAAGCACCTTTAGATCCTTTGCCATCAACTGTACCGGATATATCATAACTATCACATCCAAAAGCTCCACAGTGCTCATTACCAGGATATTTTATATTGTTTTTTATATTATATCTATTTTGTAAAGCAATCGGCGGAACCCAACTAACCAAAAATCTTCCGTTTTTATTAGGAACAAATAATACTCTTGTATCTTTTATTCCATTCTCCC